GCTACCCAAGACCAAAAATGGAAATGTCCAATAAAATATACCGCAAAGAATATCATATATACTACAACCGAGTACATAATACATCCTAAAATTTGTTGTTGTTTTTGTTCCCGGATAAGCATATTCTGTTGCTGCTTCTTTACTCCAACCTTGTTCTTTTACAAGTTTATTAGTCATTGCAGCCACTTCTGTTGAGCCTTTTGCTAGATTTTCTATTGCTTCATCAGACATTGGTTTTACTAAATCTATCATAGAGTTTAAAATATCTTTTGTTGCTAAATTATTACCAGCTATTTCTAAATTTGCTTTATTTATTCCTCTAATTTGTTTTGAGAAATCTCCACCTAATCTTTCATTTAAAAGAATAAAGTTTTCAGATGATATATCAAGGTATGGAACTACTGTATTTGTTATAGCATTTTCAACTGCATTTGATAATAGATTTTCCTGACTTACACCAGCACTTGCTAAGCTATTCATTGTATCTTGAATATCACTGGTTCTTATATTATTTTGTAGGTCATAACCATTCCAATTCTTTAAGGAATTTCCCATACCACCTATTCCATTACGATATGTACTATATGACATACCTGTCATTATAGATATATTTTGATACTGTTTATTTGCATTTCTAGCTATTGTATCAAGACCATCTTTAAATAATCCACTAAATTTATCTACTGCCTTATTAAATGTATCTGCAGCAACTGTTATCAATTTAGCACTTGTACTAAGTTCACTATATTGTTTTATATTAGATACTTTTCCAAGACCTGGTATATTTATATTGTTTATAGATTGACTTATACTCTCACTACTTTTATTTTGCTTTCTTTCTTCTTGTTCTCTTAATCTTTTCTGTTTTTCTAAAGCTTTTACTTTTTCATTTTCAAATACCAATCGTTTCTTTTCTTCATCTGATATTCTTTTTCCACTTAACTCAGCATCTCTAATAGCATCTAATTGAGATTTTTTTGCTTCTAATATATCTTCTTCTATTCCCTGTACAGTACCTAAATTCTGTAATCTTCCTAATTCTTTATCATATATTTTATCTAAATCTACTATCTGTTCTTTATCTATTTTAGAAGTTTCTTTTTTTGTTTCTGTTATATTTTTATTTACTTTTTCTCTTTCTTTTTCTGTATTTAGTAAACCATCTTCTAATTCATTTAGTTTTGTTCTTACTTTTAAAAGTTTCTCTTCAACATCATCTAAATATTGAGATGTTTTTAAGCCTTGTTGCTCTAGTTTAGTTCTTAATTCAACTGTTTTATTTATTTTTTCTTGAACATTCTGATATCTATTTGCAGAATCAACTTGACTATTTTTAAGTTTATTTAATTCCTCTAACAATTTTAATTGTTCTCTAAGTTTATTTAATTCATTATCAAGCTCTTTACTCATTATAACAATCCCTCCATTTAGATTTTCCCTCATTAATATTTTACAGAATTTTAAAAATTTTGAAAAAATACTTGACATATTTTAAAACTTATAGTATAATAAATCTATAATGAGTAAATAATAATCCTAAAGGAGAGATTCAAATGTTAGAAATATTTTATAGAATAATAATGAAAACTAAAGCAGGAAGAAAGTTATATCTAAAATGTACTAATATATTTTCAAATGGTATAATAAAATGTGAATGGGACTTTAGTAGTGAAGATGTAATATGGTTTGAAACAGATACACAAGCAGAAAAATTCTGTGCTATGTATTTTAAGAATTTTAAAGATTATGAAATAGAAGAGTTTAAGTATTACATATAGAAAGGAAGTGAATAATAATGAGAGTTTACAGACCAACACTAACAGACCCAAAATACAGAGGGTTATCTCAAGATGAAAAACAAAGACAATGGGAAAGAGATAAGTTACTATATGATAATGTTATTGCAACAGAAAAATTAGCAAAAATAGAGGAAGAAAAATATAATAAACAATTAGAAAAAGAATATAATGATTCCAAAGAAGAGTATGATAATTCTATAAGTGATTGTATTCAATCAGAAAAAGATTATATATTAGGAACATTTCTTAAAAATGCATCTAATATAGAAATAACAAATTATTTTAACAGAAAAGAAAAAGAAGCTAAAATTAAACTTAATTTAGAACAAAAATCAGAACAGGAGAAGGTACAAGATATACAAATAGAATATGCATCTAAAGAAGCATTTAATATTGTACATGATACTTACGAATACTATCGAAATGCAATAGATATGAATAGGATTATAAAGAATATTGAATACTTACAATCTAAAAATGATTCAAATACTTATAATATTTTTATTACTTGGTTTTGTATAATGGTATTTGGTGGTGTATTGTTAGGTGTTTTATCAGCATATACTAATATAGAAGTATTTTTAAATATTTTTATATCTTTTCTAATAATATATCCTATATCAACTAAAATTATAAAAATGTTTAGAAATCATAAAATAAATAAATTAACAAAACACTCTAATTTTAGTTTTCCACAGTTATATAGTTATAGTAATTATATTAAGAAAAATGATTTTAACATATCAAAAGAAACATTGAATGGTTATAAAAAATATTGTACTGATGAGATAATGAGATTATATGGATATTGTAAAAATTCTAATATAAATAGTGTAAAATTAAATGTGATAAAAAATAATATAATTAAAATAAATAATATTAAAATAAAAGAATTAGATGAAATTGTAAATGAGATGGGACTATAATAAAGGGTATTTCTACCCTTTATTTTTCTTTGCTTCCTCAATTTGTTTCTTTCTAATCTCATTTTCTTCTTTTTTAAGTTTAATTAGTTTTCTAACAACATATTCAAATTCATATAAGTCCATATCATTACAGTCATTATAAGTAATACCACCTTCTGAAAGTTGACTAACTATTATTTGTTTATCACAAATAACTTCAAATTCTGATTTTCTATATTCAAATAATTCTTTATCAATCTCTTTAGATGATGGTTTATAATGAGGGTGAAAATAATTCTCCAGTTATTGGTAAACCATGATGTACATCTTTTTTACAATTAGGGCATTTACATAGAATATCATCATCTATTCCATATTGTCCATCTAATTTTTTTATACCATCTTTTATTGCTCTTAAATCAACAATATCAAGATTATCTATAAAATCTTCTAATTCTTCTGTAATCATACTTCCACCATTGACTTTATCTATATAAATTATATCACCTAATTCATATAATAATTCACCAACTTCTTCATCAGCATTCATTTTTAAATATTCAATTATATTTTCTCTAAGCATAATTGTATTATTTAAAGAAGGATATTTTAATTTAATTTTAATTTTAGAAATTGGAAGTATTATATCAAAATTTGGTAGATTTCCTTCTTCTGCATATTTAATCTTTAATTTAGATAAATCAACCTCATCTATAAATTCTGCTTCACAATGTGGGCAATAGCATCTAACTTTATATATATTATTTAACAAACTTATTCTTCTTAAACAAAATAGTAAGTAATTAACATCAAATAATGTTAGTTGACCTATATCTATTCCTTCCCCAATAGTACATGCTTGTAATAGGTTTTTTCTAATTTTATCTTCCCCATCATTTCTCAATCTAATTTTATCTTCTTTTACTGTCATTCTTCTTAAAGTTATAGATTTCATATTTTGATTTGTATAAAACAATCCTTTACTAGGTAATAAAAATGTTTCCTGACTTTTTATATTAGTTACATTTGGTACTACCTCTTCCTCAAACTCTTTAATCTCTTCTTTTTTATCTTGATTTTGTGTATTCATTAAATCTGCCATAAATTCCTACCTCCTATAAATTGAAAAATATTAATGAGGAATTTTATCTCCTCATTAATATTTTACTTTATTTTAATTATTCAATTATTTGTTATTTCTTGTATCTGTATTAACATTACCCAAAGTACCAAGATAATTCGTAGCAGTAGGTGAGTTAAATGGTGCTGATGATTTTTGATTTGTAACTTCATCATCAGATACTTTAAATTGACTATATGGAGCTGTTGTCCAAGGATAAGCCTTATCATATTGAATAGTTGTACTGAATTGTCTAAATTCAGGATTTTGTCTTGAATAGTTACCTTGATTATATTCATTTATCCAGCAACCTTGTAATCTCCAGTCAATTACTCTAGTTCCGTTCGGAGCCCACTTATATAGCAATCCATCATTACTGTAGTATTCTTTGAAACCTATCTTATCATTTTTAGGGTTATGACATTGAGTGTACCATGCTAACAATATTCTTTCTGTATCCATACCAATATAATCAGTAAATGATATTGCACTTGTACCAACAGTAGGTACACCTGCATATTTCATTTCCCCATTACCAGTTCTTAATGTCATTGGGTCAACTGTCATACTTGGTCCTGCAAAATCTCTTAAAGATAATGCAAGAGTTTCAGATGCATCAGCAGCAGTAGCAACTAAATTAGAATCCATATCATATAGGTCTCTTGCAAATTTAACTTTGAATATAAAGTCTGAACTTCTTCCAGGTTCAAAGTCTTTTTTGTGTAGTAACATATAAGATGTTCCTAAATATTTATCAGTAATATCTGCTGTAACAGAATTTCTATCATTCATATTTAGGTTTGTTGAAAATACTCTTCCCATTAGCTATTACCTCCTTCTGTTTGCATTTCTACACTACCATAACCAACATTAAGTAAGATTTCAATTTTCTTAACAGTAGGTGATAAGTAAACATCAAGTCTTATCTTTAATTTTCTAGGTTCAGCATCTGTACTTTCATTGTAAATAGCATAGTCAGTTACTGCACCTTCTGAAATCATTCTATCAAGATAATCAGATGTTCTTAATCCAAATGTTTCAAAAACTTCTGTTGAGTTATATTGGAATTGTAGTTCTGTAGCAAGATTATAAACAAATCTTCTAATATCTATTACTGTTAAATCAGCACTTGATTCAATAAATAGATTATTTTCTCCTGTTTCTACTTCAGGTTCCAATAATGTACTATTTCCACCAATAGCATAAGTACTTCCATTTATTTTCATAATTGGATTTATATTTACACTATCATCTGATTGCCATTTTTCAGCGATGTCTGTTCCTATCTCAAATTCTGTTCTAACTACATTTTTTATAACACCTGTGCTCAAGCCAGCAACTGGGTTATATGATTTCTTACCTTCTGCTAATCTATTACCCATAGCTGTTAAATAAGCATAAGATGGTGGCATCCAATAACTATCTGCACCAATTCTTATATAAACCCATGGTCCAAATATACGTCCACTTGCTATTATACCATTATCTGTATATTGATTATACTTCAATGAACCAGCAACATATTCATATTCTCCTTGTACTGAACCTATTGGTAAATCTATAATAGCAGCACAATCTTGTCTTTTCTTTGTTAAAGCTAACATTGCATTAGCAATAGCAAGTGGTCCTTTTCCATTAGACATATCATCTGTATATCCTCCACTTGTTATAAATTTAGGTTTGAATAACATTTTATCTTCTATAAATTTATATGATTCTGGAATTTCTGCAGCAACATCTGTTTCAGGAAAATCTGCACCACCTACTAGCATAAATTCTTTTTTCTCATTTACATCAAATGTAGTAAAATCTTCATTTACTGAACTTATTTTTATTCTATCAAATTCAATAGTTCTTAAAGAATTAATTACTTCTTTTGCAGTTTCTTCTGAATTAGCTTTACGAATTGCTAATCTTCTTCTTTCTATTAAACTTCTTCCAACTTCTACATCTAACCAAATAGCACTTGTTGAAGGTTTATAAGTTACTTTCATGTCATTACCAAAACTACCACCATATTTTTCTTCAACAATGAAGTCAATAATTTCTCCAGTATCTGTTTCTTTTTTAAAAGTTGCTTTTGCTTTTAATGCACCATTCAAATCATTTTCAACATCTTCTTCAGTAATGTTTGCTTGATTATGGTGTGCAATTCTTCTAAACATTATTGGCATACCAGCACTTAATAAACCTGTTACATATTCAAATGTGCTAGAACCTTCAGGTCCTTTTTGTCCAAAAGCATTTTTAAATTCGTCAACAGTTGTTACTAATACTGGTTTTGTCCAGTCACCTGTTATGGCAGTTCCAGGTACATATACCCAGTTATCAATAGCTGCTTTTGAATTTCCTAATTCTCTTGATAGATTATTAGTTGTAATTTCTATAAATGCCATTGTTTAATTCCTCCTTTTCTTATTTTTTCAATATTAAACTAAATTCTTTTCCTTTTAAAGTTTTTCCTTCTGTAATTTTTAGTTGTTTATTCTCTTTAATTGTATATTTTCTAAATGTTTTATTTTCTTTTATAGGAATTAGTTTACAAGTAAAATCTTTTGTATCACTTTCCATAACTAATTTACCTTTAACATATAATTTACTTTCTGTTAATGCTAAAACTTTTTCAACTTTCACAGATTTACCATTTTTATATGTTTCATTTACAAATTTAGATAATCCTTCCTCAACTTTAGTTTTTAATTCTTTATTTAATTTTTTAGATTCAGTTTTTCTTAAATCAACTTTATTAATAACTTTTCTTTTAGGTTCTTTTTCTGCTTCTTCTTTTTTAGATTTATTTTCTACTTTTTTAATGTCTGTTTTATTAATTTTCTTTTTGAATAGTTGTGCTTCCCCTTCTTCTTTCTTTTCTTTTCCACAGTTTCTACCACAACCTTCAACTTTTTTACTTTCATCTAAATCTTCTTCGTCAGATATTCCTAAATCTGCAAAAATTGTATCACTTTCAAACCAAAGCATATCATTTAATTCAGTTCTATCCATAGCAGTATCAGCACTATCTCCAAATGATTCAAGGTAGTCCATTAGTTCATCTTCCTTATCTGCTTCTCTTATTGTATCTAGTGTAGATATTGCACCACTCCAGCTAGAGCTATATAATTCATCGAAAGAACCAATATACTCAACTGTATATACACCTTCTTGTAATTTATTACTTTGCTTAAATGCAACTTTATGTTCTTTTAATCCTTTATTTTCAACTTTTTTTATATCTGTTTTATTTATTTTCTTTTTGAATAAAGGAGCTTCTCCTTCAGTAATTTTTTTACTTTCTTCAAAATCTTCCATTTCTGGTTCATCTTCAACAGAATCATCCATAATTGGTTCTTCAACAGGTATATCTTCTACTGGTGTTTCATCTATAACTGGTTCTGTACCCATACCAATATCAACTGCTGCATTTTCTTTTGGTTCTATTACAATATTAGCATCATCAGTTTCAACTGCTGTTAATCCATCTGGTGTAGTTGTAACTGTTGTACTTTCTTTCTTTATAGATTTATTTTCCTTTAAAGGTAATTTACCTAAAATTGCTAATCTTGTAGCTTCTTCTAATGAAATTCTATTTGATTTTTTTAACATTTTTAGCTTCCTCCTTTTTATTTTCTTCAAGATTATTTATATCAAAATCTCTTAAAGCATTTGCATACTCTTCACATAACTCTGCTAAACCAACAAGTCCCTCATCTTTACTGCAATCAGCAACCCAATCTAACTCAGGTACTATTGTATCTTGTATAGATTGCATAATTCCTGTTCTGCTTCTATCTCTTTCTTCAAGTTTCTTTCCTTCTGTTTCAACTTCTTTAGGGTCAAATCCTCTTTGTTGAAAATAATCTTTTTGGTGTCTAGTTGTTGTTTGAGAGAATTTTCCTTTTGAATATGGTTTACCACCTCTTACACCACCAACATGTGTTCCATAAGAGTATAGTTCTTCATCACCATTATCTTTTTTAACTACTTTTGCTTTTTTGTAGAAAGATGCTCTACTATCAAATCTTGGTTCTAGATACTCTTCTGTATCTTCTTTAACTATCTTTGTTTCAACTTTTTTTGCTTTTCTAGTTCTACTTTCAATAAGCTTTGCTTTCTCTTTTTGTAATTCTTGTGCATAAGCCTCCATAAAATTCATATTATGATACACTTCCTTTCTATAACTTTTAAAATAATTAGTTTAATACTTTAAAATTATCTTTATTATCATCTAAATAAGTTCTTACATTTTGTAGTTCGGTTAAACCTTCTTGTAATATTGTAGGTCCGTCCAAACCAAATGTAGCATTATTTGGAGTATATTTGCTTCTTATTCTACCTGTTATTATTTTTGCCATTGCTAATGCCATCTTTCTTAATTGAGTTTCCCAATACATTTCTCTAATATCTTCACAAGAATAATATTCTGGTTTAAAAGATATAGTCACAAATGATGGTGTCTGTGGATTTGCAGATATATATAATTTTCTGTTAGGTTTATCCCAATGATAATCCATATCAGTAGATAATATATTCAAATTCTTTTTAACCATTAAAGCATTTGCATAATCTTGTACATCATATATTCCTGTAACTGTATTAGGATACATTGCAATAGGTACTAAATAAGAAGTACCAGATAGAATACTATCGTTGCATCTAGTTACCCTATCTACTGCATCAATATTGTATTTTTTTAAATCAATACATTTAGAAAAGGGTACTGTAATTGTATATGTATCTGATATATAATGTTTTAACTCATCAAATGCCTCATCAACAATTTCTTTTACCTGTGCAGGTGTTAGTTCCAACTCTAAAACATCCCCACCTAATTGCTTTTCTATATATCTAACTATTGATTTTGTTCTTTTTTTCATACGAGGGTATTTTCTAGGTTTAACTAAATCTTTATCCTGAAATATACTATCCAATTCTGGTAAGTTATTTATTTCTTCTTCATTCATTCCAATCTACCTCCGTATATATTTGTATAGTTATAGGTAGAAGAGGTAGGTATCTACCTATAACTACACTTGTAATAATATATAAATTATTTATTATTACCAAAAATTGATTTCTTTGTTGTAGTCTTTTTACCCTTTGCTGACTTTCTAACAAATTTAGATTTAGGTTTTTCATCAATATCTTTTATACCCTCGTCTACTTTATTAGTTTCTTGGGCATCCTCACCTATTTCTGGTGGTATTTCTTTAGAACCATCTTTTTCATTATTAGAAGTTTCAGTAATACTTTCTGGATTTTTCAACCCATCAGGGTCATCTACAACTGGTGTTATTTCGAAGGCTTCCATTGGGGTAACAGTTACACCAATTTCTTCTGCCCTTTTCATAACACCTTCAATATCCCTAACATTTACTTCAATTTCCTCATTTACACTTAATACCTGTGTTGGCATCAAAGGAGCAAGTTTAGAAATATTTATAGGTTTTTTGCTAGGGTTTTTAACTGTTACTTTCATGTAACATACCTCCTAACTAACATTTCAAACTAAGCTAATGTAACTTCAATACCTAACTCAGCATTTTCTTGAGCAGCATAGTAAGCAGCTTCTTCTGATGTTTTAACTGTTAGTACGATTTCATCTTCAGGTTGTAATTCCTCTGGAAAATTAACTTTGAAGTATCTTACTTCTACAGGTTTTGCACCAGCATTTTTGATTGTAGCAGTTGTTACTGCTGAAAAATCTCTTTGTGCCATTTTAAGTTCCTCCTTTATACATATTTGTAAAGTGCCTGATTTCTTTACATACTTTTTCTTTTCTGATTATCAATATTTCTATTGAGAGAAAAGAGGAAGGCAAATCCCCTTATAAATAAAATGGTCTAGATACAAAAGTATTGTTAGATATTGTATATCTTACTTTAATCTAAACCATAAAACTTATTATTGAGATTAGGCAAGTATTCCTGCCTCATTAATATTTTACTTATATATATTACAAAATTAACATTTTTATAAATTCACTTGATATATTTTAAAATTTATTTAAAAATTTTAAAAAATGCTTGACATATCTTAAAACTTATAGTATAATACTATTACAAATAGTAGATAATACAAATGTTAAACATATAGAAAGGAAGAAATACTATGAATAGAATTAAATGTCCTAAATGTGGTTGTGATAAATTAGATTATTGGTTAGAAGAAATATCTACTAATTATTATGAAATAGGCAAAGATGGTTTTTATGATATAAATAGCAAACCAATACATACATCAAGTGGAAGTGGGTATGGTGCATCAGGTTACAGATGTAAGAGATGTGATTGTGAGTGGAATGACATTTCAGGAAATATAATATATGAAGGAGATGGTAAATATGAAAATAAATAGAATATTAAAGAAGCAAGCTGAAGAAATTATAGTATATGGAGAAAATCAAGGTTTCTCTCTTATATCTCTTATTGGAAAAAATGTAACTGTTCATCATAGAAATTATAAGGGGAAACACTATGATATACTTGAACTTGAATTTGATATAGATAATAAAGGAAATACTATATCTGTATTTTATGAAACAGACCCTAAAGAGATATTGCAAATATTAGGAATGGAGGAAGATTATTTTGAAAAAGATAAAAGTAAAAGTATTTAATGTTTATAAATCTGATAATGATGAATTTTTAGATAATATAAATCTAGGGTGGAGAGATAAATTTGATTTTCACATGCACATTATAGATAAAGATGGTTATGTATGGAATGAAGAAGTAGGATTTAAAGTACCTGATGAGTATATAGAAGAAACTTATAAATATGAATTGGAGCCTAAGGAGAAAGCAAATTTACATACTAAAAAAATTATATTTGAATTAGCAGAACAAAAATTAAATGAAGCAGAACAAGATTATCATAATTTTTTTGTAGATTTATTTTCTAAAATAGATAATTCAGAAGATTTATTTCTTTCAGAATGGAGCTGTGAATTAAGTCCAATAGGAAATTGTATATGTAAATGGGATGGAAATGATAATACCTGTATATTCTGTGGAGAACCTGATGAAAGAAAATAAATTTAATAAATTTTGAAAAAACCCTTGACATATTTTAAAACTTATAGTATAATCACATCATAGTAAGGAAATAATAATTTTGAAAAGGAGAGGTTTTAAGTATGGAAGATTTATATGGTTTAGTTATAGTAAATGGACCTTATAGTAGAGATAATTCTATTGTAAAATGGTTTACTAATGACTGGGGTGAAAACAAAACAGATTTTAGAAAAAGTTTAAAAAGAACAGGAGTTTCCATAGCAGAAAGAAATTATAATGTTTTTTGTAAAGAAGATATAAAAGTAAAAGTATTTACTTCAAAAGAAGCATTTATTAAAGAATGTGGTAAATATAATATAATTCCAAATTTAGAGGAGGTGTAAATAATGATAGGATATACAATAGATAATATTCAAACAAAATTGACAAATGGAGGTTACGAAACAAAACTACCATATCCAACAAAACCAGAAGGATACCATATTGAAAATTATGTATATGATGAGGAAAAATCAGTTAGATGGAACAGAGAGCATAGATTAGAACTTGAGAATAAATACAAGGAAGAACTTAGTGCATACAAAGAAAGTTGTTCCAATAAAGTAGATGAATTTAAGAATGACCTAAAGAAAGTAATTTTAAATACTCATAATTTCAATGAAGATATTGCAGAATATATAATACAAAAAACTTATAGTAAAGATATTGACTATATGTCTGATATTCTTTGGGAAGCTATTGATTTAGCTGATTTTGCAGAAAAAATAAGAGAATTTTAAGGAGGATACTATTATGTATGAAGATAAAATTAAAATTTTAGGAAAAGAGAAACAGAAAAAAGAACTTAATATAAATTATAGGAAAGAAGATAATTTTTGGTGTAGTTATATAGTTTTAGACAAAGAATTTTATCATTGGATAGATTGTAGATTTTATTGTACTAAAGGTGGGACTGTAACTTGTTGTATTTGGGTTAGTGGTAAAGAAAATTTTAGAGCTTCAGGAAGAGCAACTGGTTGGGGTTATGAGAAGAAATCTGCAGCATTACAAGATGCTTTAAACAATGCTGGTTTAAAATTAAATAAAAGCATTTGGGGTACTGGTGAAATTAAATCAACATTAGAAGCAATAGCAAAATGGGAAAGTGGTAAAAGAACACTATACACAGTAGAAGCCTTTGGATAGGAGGTAATATTATGGATTATTTAAACGAAAATCAAATAGGAATAGCTAAAAGTGCTATTGGTAACATAAAAGATAGATTGAAAGCTATTGAAATAGAAATATATACTAGAGAAAAACCATACAAAAGTTACTTAAATGAAAAATTAGATAGTATTAGATGGGATTTACAAGTATTACTAAATATGGCAAAACCAGATAGAATTATTAAAATAGATAAAGATATAAAACTTATAATTCAAAAAGTTTTATTTGATATTGAAGAAAAATCTACTATAAATAAAGTATGGAATGAAGATGTATTTCCAACTTACTTATGGAATGAACTTTGGAACTTAAATGAGAAAATTATAAACTCAGATGTAATAGACGAACAACAATATGATAAATTAGTAGATATTGAAAATGTTTTATGTGAAAAAGATAATATAGGTTATTTTCCAATAGACGGAGAACTGCATAGTAAGTTTGTAAATATATTGAACTATATAAGTTTAAAATTAAATGAACAATAAAAGACTGTATTAAATACAGTCTTTTTCTATTATTCTTCTAAAAAGTCATATTTATTTTTATCTCTCAGTCTATTCTCATTTTCAACCTCTGCAAAACCAACACCTTCATTAGAGAATTGCCATGGGGTCATATCTTCACTTCCATCATCCCCTAATTTATCTCCTAAATGCTCATCTCTTACTGTGTATCTTGTAATATCATAACTAAATTTTTGTGGGTCTACATAAGTCCAAATTTGAATTTCATCTATTGTAGATATAATTTCTGCTGGTATTAATTCTAAACCAACCCCTGCTGGTCTAACTACTTCTATTAAATCTCTAACTTTACTCATATTTGCTGGAAAGTAAATATATATCTTGATTTTACCATCTTTAACAACATAATCTATATGAAACATTGATAAACTTTCAACTTTATCTATTTCACCCAAAGCATTTACAGATAATGCTGTTGCTAATGACATACCAATTTCAGAACCTCTATTCCTAATCATATTCATATAGTTTTTGATTATAAGTCTGTTTGTATAATAACTTTCTGTATAATCATATCTATAGCCTACATAACTGGCAAGAAGAGGCAACAAGTGATTGGGACATTGGTCATAGTCGATTAAAGACACCCAGTAATCTGTATTAGTTTTGAAGTTATTTAAAAGTAAATCAAATAGTTTACACCAAGCTTGCATATCTCTTGATTGCCTAAGAACCCATGGGATACTATTTTTACTTTCTATAATGCTATAATTCATACTCTACCTCCTATATTAAATCTTGCATATATGCTTTTTCTAATGAACCTGGTTCAAAGTAGAAATAGTTTGTAGATAAGTTTTCATATCTTGCAATAGTACATTCATTATGAACATAATCTATTTGTAAATCTGCATTTACAGGCATATTAAATGCTAATGTGACTTCTCCTGTAATATAATCTATTTTACCATTCTTTTGAAGAATACCATCAATATTAAATATTGCACCATTATTATTATCTCTCAATGTATATTCATCACTTTGTGTTATAACTTTTATCATTATTGAACCTGGCAATAGAGGTACATTTGGAATAGTAAATTTATAATCAAGATTATCAGAATCTTTTGGATTATCTAATCTAGGTATTGTAAGTTTATATTTTCCCGTAACTTGTTCTTTAGGTACTATATTTCCTTGTACATCTGTATATTGTATTGGGTCTAAATCTACCATCAATATTCTACTATCAACTGCTAAAATAGTTTCTATAATTTCTCTATAATTTCTTATAGTATTAAAATTAACTTTCTCTATTGAATATTTATATTTTAATTGATTATTTATATTTACCATTATTGTTTGTAATTCATCTCTTGATAATGGTGTTTTTGTCATAAATGTTCCTTTTATTGTCCAGTAGTAATTAGCTATTGAGTGCAAATCTACAACTAATTGTAGTGGTAATATTTTATATTCTTGTAAAGATGTTTTTACTATTGTTTCAAATTCCTCGTCAGGATAGTCTTCATAAGCTTCTGTTCTTAATATATATAGTTTTACAACAAAATTTGTAAGTGTTTCAATATCAGGTATTGATTTAGTTCCTATATTTCCTGTTAATGGATTATTACTACTATCGAATATATCTCCTCTAATATAATTTCCTAACATTTGTAAATCTTCTGTTGTAATTACACCATCATTACTTCCTTTACAATTTGCTAATCTTCTTTGGTATGGTGTTAGTGGGTATAATGTAGGGTCTGCTAAAAAGTTATTCAGTAAATTATAATCTTGTACATCTATCCTACCATCTTCATTTATATCTCCAACTTGATAATTTACAGACATTCCTGGGTCATTAGTTAAATCTGTTGCTCTTACATTAGCAACACCATCTAATCTTAATGTTGCTCTTTCAAAATCTGCTAGAGTAATAAGTGTATCTATTGTGTTTTGAAATTTAGGTGTATTCTTTCTAGCCTCATCTGGTGTTTCATAATTATAACCCCAACTACTATCTCCATGTGTCCAATGTAAAAATCCTTGAACATTATATGTTTGTGGATTTGAAGGTGTACCACCTAAAGCCCAAGCATTACCTGTACACTCTTTTAATGTGTTTGCAAGAATTTCTCCATTTTCTCCTAATGTTCTAATAGTAAATAACTTAAATTTAGAAATATTAAAATTACCCCAATAATCTATAATTTCTATATATGGATTATCATTAACATCTACACCAAATTCAAAAAACTTACCAACAGTAGTAGTTAAATAAATATTATCTTTTAATATCCATTCCTCATTACTATCATCTACTAAAATAATATGAGTATCATCTATCATTTTTTCACTTAAATAAATTCTATTATTTACTAAATCATCTGTGGTATAATTGAAACCATATATACTATGCCAAGGTTTACCTGCGCCTGGATAAGGGTTTGTAGAAACTCTAACTGGTGTAATAGGTGTTCCTTGTATTAATTCTACCTCATTTATAACACCATTATTGGTCATATTATTTTTTAATTCATACTGTTTAAATGTAGTATATGATATACCATCCTGTGTAGTAAAGGTACAAAATCTAGGTAGGGTAGCAGCTTGATTATATGTATTTACTAATTGCATTGTTAAAGTTGCACTTCTATACCACCTCATCTTATAACCAATTAATTTATAAATCGTAGCAGCATTTTTCCTTTGAGTAACAGAATTAGGATACACTTCTAGGGCTTGCATATCTTGAGTATAGAATAGCATATCTCCTATTATTGACATAAGTTTTATCATTATTACTCCTGGGTCATTATCATCTAAAACTTGCCATTTCTCTGTTATTCCTGAAACTGAATTTATTAAATCATCTAATATAGATGCATAATCTTTACTTGTATAACTTATTTTGACAGGAACATAATCCATTTTAATTACTTTGTTTAAATCTGTATCTGCCACTTATTTTACCTCCTTTGAAATTGAGTAATCTCCTCATTAATATTTTACCAAAAAGAAAGAAGCCTAAATTTAGGCTTCAATATGATATGTTGATGTTATAGTTTTCTCTAATCTATTTAATATTTCTCTAACTTCATTGATTTGTTCTAATGCACTATCTAAGGTTATTGATTTTATTTCCTCTTTAGGCAAACTTTCTTCTTTCCATATTATCTCAAATTTAGCCATAGACACTTCATCTTCATTTAGAAAATCAAATATACTTTCACCTGTTTCTGTACTTATTACAGACTTATTAAGTGGTATAAATTCCCATTGAGAATTGTCTTTTGTATTTCTAAAATATATTACATCTTTATCGTGTGCATATTTATTTATTATATCTTCAATAGTATATTGTACTTTATGATAAACACCTTTATCACATAATATTATAAGTTCTAATGAATATAAATCTACAATATTATACTTATCTGTTATGTATATAAGTGGTGCTTCTGTATCCCCACTTCTCATTCCAGTCATAAATCCACCATCTCTCCAAAACCACTCAATTCCATTAGAATCTTTTACCCATAATTTATTAGGTATAATTAAACCATCATTTATTTGTCTTATCAATTCAGGATATATAAATTTCATTATTAATATTCCTCCTATAAACTTATATTACTTTTATTTTAAATTACCCAGAAATCTATTCTGGTTTGTCATTCTAATAGATATTTTAATTATTCATTCCATATATTTTATCAATAGGAAATCCAAGTCTATCTAATTTTCCACCACATGCCTTTATTATAGTATCTTTTACATATTCTAAATTCACATTAGTATTTAATATTTTACAAGGTAACCACCATTTATCTATGACTGGTCTTTTTACAGGGGCTAAAGCATAACACCCTTCAAATAAGCAATGTTTAGCTGAATTAGCATAATAATATGAACCTTGGAACTCTTTTATATCTTTATTCCAAAGAGTTACTTCTACAATAGGGATATTATGCTCTTTTAAATAATCATAAGTATATGTAGGGAATCTATTATAAGAAGAATAATCATCATCTGGTACATCTATTTCACTATCGATAAAGGAATATAAAACCTTAATAGTTTCTGTGTTTGTACTTGAATAGATTTTGTATATACTGTGTTTATAATTATCCATATCTAAAATAAAATCTGCAATAATATATCCTTTATAAAACCCTTCCCTTATAGTATCTCCTTTATTATATTTATGTTTAATTTTTACTGGAAGTATAGTTTTATTCTTTTCTATAAGATTATTAAATTCATCTTTACTTAATTTTTTATATAGTGATTTTTTATATATGACATTATCTGGTTCTACTATGGAAGCTCTTAGCTTTACATGTGTTGTATTTGTAGTTTCCACTCTATAATAACTGTTACATGGTTCTTTCTCATCAAAATATAACCCTACAACAGGTTTATTTATAATCTTTTCAACTGTTACTTTATCTCCTATATTATATTTCATTATTCAGTTCCTCCTTTAAATATATGGTATTTCACCTTCATAATTACAATTTTTGCATTTAAAGTGATAAGTGTCTATAATTTCAAAATCTTCTTTTTCACATTCTGGACAATCCCACCAAGTAATTCCTAGTTCATTTATTTGCTTGATATTAAGTTCACCATCATAATCTGTTTCTTTTACAGACCATACCCTACAAACTCTCATTTCTATAAATGGGTTATATACAGTTTCTGCAACCCATGTACATAATGCAATATTTTTTGCTTCTTTACTTGTTTTTGCTGCTATATAGATACATCCATAATCTGGGTCTCCTTCTGCAAAATAAACTTTATTTTTTCTTACTTTCTTTTCTTTCATTTTCAGATACCCTCTCTTTATATTGACATATTCTATCTACAATACTATATATAAAATAAAAAATACCTACAACTGCTAAACCAATTATAAAAACAATATCTGCTGACATTATTTCACCTCCTTATTAAATTTTGTGTCATCAAATTCAAAAACTTTTTCATTATCTATTTTTACTTCTGTTACATACATATATCTATCTTGAATTTCATTTATAAGGTCATATATAATATCCATTTTACTCTCTTTAGACATATCTTCATCCATTTTAAATTTTATAATTACTTCTTGTTGTTTCATAATAATCCTACCTTTCATATTGTATAACATCTTAGCAAAATAAAAAAGAAATTGTCGGCAAACAATTTCTTGAATGGGATTTTGCTATCTCACACATAGCAAAAATTTGTGGGTAATATGTATATCATTTCAGTTGATATACATATTTGAAATACATATATCTATAATAACATATAAATAATATTTTGTCAAATTATTTTTTAAACAGTAGGTAAAGCATTATAATCAGCTGTTAATTCTGCAACTGTTTTATCAACACCTTCTTGGTCAATATCTCTTCTATAATAATCATACATAGCATTTTTCATTGTTTCGACAGATGGCTTTATATCAACAGTCATTCCAGCATCTGTATATTGTGCATATCTATCCAACATGTGTTCTAATGCAAGTTTTAAATCAGATTTATCAACTTCTACATAAGGACTGTTTTGACTATCTATTGAAACAATAGATATTGTCCACATAATCTCTACAACAGTATCTACTTCTTTTACTATTGGCTCTGCCAGACATATTCTAAATAAACAGTTATTACCTGTTTCTTGTGCAAATAAACCACACTCTGCAATTCTAGCACCTATATATAATTCATCTGGAAGATAAGTATTAATTACTAATTGAACATAAGATTGTTCATTTCTTGCAATAAGTTTATTTCTTTCAGGTAATCTCATTCTTGGAGATATTTCTGAAAGTAACTTTGTATCATTTACAGTAACAACATTTGTTACACCAGCACCTGTATTATAACTTCCCATATTTGTTCCTATTCCTAAATAAGATGGTATCCAATCATCTTCTAATCTATAACTTGGGTTTTCTGCATTTACTAAAGGCTGTGTTGGGTTAAATTCCCCATTTAGGTATTTAGCAATACCTAACAATGTTTGTTTTAGACATCTGTTATGACCTTTTTCTTGTTGTAATATTCTACCTGTCCTTTTATCTCTTTTAGTTACACAAACATTTACACCCATATTAAATGCTGCTTCACTTGTACTTAATAAATTACTCATTTATGTACCTCCTATTTTATCTCCTCATTAATATTTTACAAAAATAAAATAAGCCTTTTATGGCTAGGTACTTAAAAGTACACATTGCTTGAAGCAAACTTTCACACATAAAAGACTTATAAATGTCCTTTTAGAACTATGATTAACAATGTTATAATAACATATATGGTATTATATGTCAATACTTTTAGAATAATTTGTTTGATTTTCTTGTTTGTTTATCTACATTTTTATTAAATACTAAAATTCTTTCACTATTGTCATTCAATTCCCCTTTAGAACTTATTCGTCTAGTTTGATTTAGAGAATGCTCTCCTATTAAATGAAATCCAATACTTTTAGCAATATCTATACTATCTTCTGCTAGTTTGAAAGATTCAAAATTATTTATATTCAATAAGAAATATCCATCATCAATTAAGTATTTATATATATTCTCAAATGTAGGCTTTAAATAATTAGATTTCCAATCTTCATAGCTTGTTCCCTCTTTATATGATTGGTCACCTATCTTATAATCTTCTAAATAAAAGTATGGTGGACTACTAAATGCTAATCCTATTTTATTTTCCCACTCTGGAATAAAATATTGACTTCCTTGTGTTCTTATATCAACAAAACTATTATTTCTAACAGTTGATTTCCAATCTGTTGATAGTTGAGATAATCTTTCTGTTAATAGATAATTAGGGTCTGTACCAAAATAGTTTATTCTATTTTTTAATGCACCTGTTAATCTAACACCCCAACCACAACTAAAGTCATAATAGTTATTATTTATATTATAATGATTTAGTATCTCATCAATAACCTTTAAAGGAAATTGTGTAGGTGGTAATGCACATCCTTTACCACCTAACTGTATTGACCTTGATACTTTAGTTGCTAGTGACATATCATCTGTAAATACTTTCTTATTTTCTTCTGTTTTAGATACAAAGAAACTAACTAAATCTTTACATTCAAATACTTCCTCAACACTCCACTTACAGGAATATAATTTTACTTTTGACATTAAATCTTTAAAGTAATATGCAGTTATTCTATTATTTGCAATATTTCCTTTTGTAAGTTGGTATATCTGGTCTTTAACTTGTTCTAATGTAGGTTTCTTAAAATATTCTTCTTTTATTTTTAGAAATTCTTCGTCTGTTATAGGTGTATAATGTTTCGTTTCTAACTTTTGACCTTTATACTCAATAATCATTTTTATCGTCCCTTCTAATTTAATTATATTCCTTATTTAATATAAAGGGGTGTTCAAGAGAAAACCATCTTTTTATTCTGTGTTCATTAGAACTAATGTTCTCATATATTCTATCTAATAATCTTACTTCATCTGATGTCAAAATTCTATCTTTTTTATTTCTTATTAAAAGATTATGTAATGTAGTAATTTCATCATTATTATATTTGTTATTTGGCATATTAAATCACTCCTTTCCACTATTTATAACATCTTTTTAAAATTATATAAAAATACTTGACAAAATTTAAAACTTATATTATATTTAATATAATAGCATATTGATGTTATATAAATTTAGAAAGGAGAATAATTTTATGGGAAAATTTGAAAGAGCATTACAAGATGAAAGATTAATGAATTTTTTAGGTATTGATGACGAGGATAAAAAAGAATTACTTAAAATGCACAAAGAACAAAAGGAAAAGAATATTTTAAAGAATAATAGGTCATTGAAAATAAATGATAGATTAGACAGAATATACATAGATAAAGATGTAATACTACCTATACTTAAAAAATTTAATGATAATAAAAATCCATATTCATTTAGAGATTGCTTAACAAGTGGGTATGTATTTTTAGATTTACATGACTTATTTGAAATTGAGTTACCAGATGAAAATGAAGTATTAAGATTAATACAAGAACATGATGAACCAGAAATGTTAGAGAATATATCAAATAGTAGAAATAGAATTTACAAAGATTTTAGTCAAGTTATAATATACTATGAATTAAAAGGAAATATAATCAGTAAATTAAAATTCTATAATCAAAATACAAAGGAGATAATAGCAGAACAAAAAGATGAATTAGAAGTAACTAAAGTGTTTACATCCCAAGCACCTTATAAAGTAGATTGTAAGATAGAATTAGAAGAAACAGATGATGGCTATTCAGTTTCTATATGTGATGTACCAGAAATAATAGATACTGCGATGTATATAAGTGCAGCAATATTATTAATATCTTTTACAACAATAGTAAATGGAAGTGTAGGAGATTATCGAATAACAAGAGATAATCTAAATGAAATTATACCTAAAAATAATAATGAGAATATACACTTAAATAGAGAATTAAAGCAAATTATAAAGAAATATAATTCACCAATATATTATGTAAGAGAGTTAAAATAACAAAGAAGGAAATATAAATTGAAAATAAATTTAGATAATACAGAATTAGAAAATATTGGATTGGATAGTATAAATATAGAATGTTATAGAGTTAATAGAAATAGAATAGCAAACATATATACTAATTTAAAAGATTTATTTGACTGGGCAGAGCCAGATAGTTCTATCATTAATTTATATATAAAAATTACAGGAAATATATCTGAGGATATAGATTACGATGAAATTGATGATAGTATATTAAATGAAAATGGTGAAATAGATATAGGAAGATTAAAGTGTAATTATATTGAAGATGATAACCCATTTCTTATGAATTATACCTTTTATGATAAATGTGATAGTTATGGAGGAGATTTAGAACCAATGGCATCAGCTATAATAGATAGATATGGAAATATTAAAAGCTATATATCAAAAGATGGTATTTATTCTAACATACTTTATATTGATAAGTTAATTATAGAAGAAAAGTATAGAAATACAAAAATAGGAAGTTTTATACTTCAAAATTTAACAAGTATTTTATATTACACAAATAACATATATACACCGTGCTGTCAAATAGTATTACCACAACCCCTAAAGAGAGATGCTGATGGAGGTTACAGTAATATGGAAAATGAAAATACAGAATATTACATGAAAAAGTTAATTAAATTCTATAAGAAAAACGGATTTAAAAAGATAAGAAATACAAGATATATGTATAAATATTAAAAGACTGGGATAGATTCCAGTCTTTCTATTTTTAAAGGAGAACACGTTTTATGAAAAACATAAATAGTATTCATTAATATTTTACAGAAAATAAGAGAGAAGTTTAATAATTCTTACCAAACTTCTCTTTATGTTTGAATGTATTCAAACAGCTAATCTAAATATATTATACTAAATGAAAATTATTTTGTCAATACTTTTTTATCTTTCTTGTTCATCTTTTTGTTTTACTAAACCTTTTTCTAAAGCTTCTTTATATGGCATTGCAGTAAAATTATAATAATTACCTTCATAATCCCACATTTCAAATACATTAGTTTCAGGATTTAATTTTATATGATTTAACTGTGGGTTCTCTTTAATAGAGATTACTTTTAATAAGTCATCTCCTCCTATATAACTATTTCTACTATCAATAAAGTTTTTTAATTCATGTGGATACATAATGAATACCTCCTCATTAATATTTTAATAAGGTAATATTCTTTATTTATATTTCATTTTTGTACTTATCTCTTATTGCTAACTGCTCTGGTGTATAATAAGTATCTTCTAAGTATATTCTGTAATCTATTGCTTCTTGTTCTGTGTTAAATCTACCTATAATCTGTTTCTTATTATGAGTTATGTACCCCCACCATTTATTATCCTTCTTATCCCATCTAACACCTTTTCTATTAGAATACTTATTATTTTTATGAGCAGATGGAACTGCTGAAGACATTTTGTGTATATATTTAGATTTTTCTGATTTGGTAACATTTGTCATATTATTCTGATTTGGCGAAAAGTCTTTATTACAATGATTAATACTATTTTTATATAAAATTTTTTCTCTATTCTTATTATAATATTTTAAAGAACATTGTTTTACTGCTTCTGGATTATTCTTACGAAATTCTTTTTGTCTTTCCTTGATTATGTTTTTATTTTCTTCTCTATATTTTTTACTTTTTTCTGCGTCATAGTTTTCTCTTCTACGAGCATTAATTCTATCTTTATTTTTATCATAATTTCTTTTTGCTATCTGATTTATCTTATCTCTATTATTCTCAATATATCTTTTATTTATTTCTTTAATCTTTTCTTTATGTCTTTCCCTATATCTTTTATTATATAATCTACGCTGTTCCTTTGTCATAATAATCACTCCTTTGTTTACTATGCTTATATATTATCATAAGTTTTAAAATATGTCAAGAGTTTTTAAATAAAAAGAAGTATAATATTATACTTCTTTATTCCAAATATAAGTTGCTTGTCCACAATCATATACAGGTAGCCATCCATTTTGTATCATTAATAGTTCATTGTCTGTTCCTTTACCATAATTAGTATTAAATATTTGGTCATATCCTCTTTGTCTTAAAAAATTATCAGTTATGTGCATTTTACCTTTACTCCAATGTTTAGATGGTCTTGGTTTGGAGTTTAGTTTAAAACCTAAATCTGTATATACTTTTCCTGTAAACTTACTTAAATCACAATATGATACTATTGAATTTGGATTATAAGTATTTAAGAAATACTTAAATAATCTTTCTGCTCCTCCTACAACTTTATAATCTTTATGTGTACATAATCTTAATAACTCATATTCACAATTTTTATTATATCTAGGTTTTCCAAATGTCATAATTTGAATTAACTGATTATCTTTATATAAACCCAGTTTAATTGTTTGTCCTTGACAGCTATTTTGTAGATGGAACTCATTTAAGAAAGAATTACATTCATCTTTAGAAACTTCTTTTATTGTAAGATTTCTAGCATATAGTGTTTCTTTATCTTGTATCATATATATAATTTTATCCCATCTATCCCAATCAAATATATGTATGCAATGATAACCATTATTCAATGCCATATTTGATTTATTTATATGATAATATGGTTCTACTGGTTTATGTTCACTACAATTTTCTTTTTTACACATTTTTGTTAAATGTACATAAGATATTTCTGTATTGTGAGATATTGTAGGGTCTATTTCAATAAGTATATTATCTTTTTTCAAATCATAGCTATACTCATTTATATTAAATTCAAATTCAGTTATGCCTGATTTCTCTGCAAATAATTTATTAGTTTTAGATATTCTTTGTGTTTGTACTTTAATATCATCTGATAGTATATATGAAGATACACCATACTTCTCTAAGCAAGTTTTAGCCACTCTATCAAGCATTTTCTTTTTATTTTCAGGATTACTAAACATTTTCAATTTGGCATTACTTATATTCAATGATATTTCATCTATATGTGCCATTCTAGTAGCTCTTGCCTTATCCTTAACAAAATCTACTTGCATTGTATTTTGTAACCCATATTTCTCAATACAAGTTTTAATAGATTGTTCTCTGTTATTATAATAAGCATTACCATATCTTTCTTCTTTAGTATTCATTGCTTGTTCTTTAAATCTACTTGTTACAAAAGGATTTCTATTCCCATATTGTTCTAATTTGGTTTGCTTTACTTTTTCTTGTATCTCTTTCTTTTCAAAATTATAACCATCTTTAAATAATTCTTTATTTACTTCTTGTTTAACCTTCTTTATATGCTCTTCTGTTCTTTTTACATCCAATTTTTCTATAAGATGTTTAACTCTTGATAATCTTACACCCATCTTTTCTGCTATCTGGGGTTTACTTAAATTAGTATTGTAATACAAATCTTTAAATGTTTCTTCTTCGTTATCATCATGGGCATCTGTCAAACCTTTTTCCACTTTTGTACTCATAATTTTATTAATTCTATTATTCTTTTCTTCTTCAATTAAATTGTTAGGTCGTATCCAGTTATTTGATTTTATCCTTCTTCTAACAGTATCTATTGAAGTATTTACTTCTTTTGCAATGTCTCCTTGAGATAATGATGTTGTTTCCCATAACTCTTTAATTTTGTTTAAATCTAAATTCACTATTTTTGGCATAATATCTACCTCCTAAATATAATATACCATAATTATTTTCTTTTGTCAATAGATATATAACCAATGTAGTCAGTAGGTTTCACAGGTGCAATATATGTTATATACAAAAAGAGATATGATTTCTCATATCTCTTTATTTTTATTTCATTCTTACAAATTAAACAGTAATCCTTCCTCTTACATATAGTTTTGTATTTACCATTTTGTTTGCATAAATACTTAACCATCCTTGTTGAGTAGACAAATCTGCAAGTGATACTGGGGCTGTGTAGGTAATAGGCATATAATCACCAACAACATATCCAGCATTGTAGTATTCATTTCCTTTTGCACCAATTAGAAAGTCATTTGGAGCTAAGCTTGGTACTTGGAATACATCTAGGTTACCCATTTTTCCTAAATAGAAGCTTCCACCATTTAATGGCATATTTTCTGCATTAAATCCAGTTGTTCTAGCAAAGTAAGCACCTGCATTAGAACCAGCAAGGATGAAAGATGCTCCTAAATTTCCACCTGTTGCTTGGTAGATTTTGTTTGCAGCTAAACCAATAGCTATTGGTAAACTATCAATATGGTCTTTGTCTGATACACCTGGTCTTGGTGTTGAGCTCCATACTACTGCAGCTCCACCTTCTGCATGGTTAAACATATCAGCAAATACTAATCTTTCTTGTTCTTTGTTCATTTCATTAGCAACTTGTTGTTCAAATACTAATGGCATAGATACACCAAATTCTTTGTCAAGTCTGTAAGCAGCTGATAAAGCATATACAGCTTGTAATTGATGTTCTTCTGCTCTCATTTCAATAGGTGTAATTCCTATTGTAACTTTAGCAGGTCCTTTATCTCCATTTCTTATTTCTTCATTTGCATAAGAGTAAGAAATTTTAATATCTTCTGTAGCAGCTGTTGCTAATGTAATTTTACCTGTACCTGTTATATAATCAATAGTACCTGTAAAGTCACCTGTAATATTTCCAGCACCATCATCTGTTGCTGTTAAAGCACCACTTGTAATTTTAATTGTTCCAGCATCTAATGGTAATCTTGAAATTACTATATCAACATCACCTGCAGCTTGTCCTACTGGTGCTAAAGTTTCATTTACAATATATCTACTGTCATATAGAGAATCTGCAACATCTTGATATCCTGCACCACTATTGAATACATCTCCCTTTTTAACTTGACCTTTATCTTCTCCTGCTTTAAATTCTAGGATTGGTAAGTATTGTAATGCACTTGACATAGCTTGAACAGAAACTACTTCTGGTAATACTCTGTTTTGTACTGCTAATGTTGTCATATTAAATAAGTCTTTTCTTATTCATGCAACATTTGATACTTGTGTGTATCCTTCTTTATATAGGTTACCTTTTCTAACATTTTCAAATAATTGTCCTACATAATTTTTTTCATAATCGTTCATTGCTGGTCTTCCAGCTGCTGCTCTGGCAGATTCGATTAATTTAATTCTACTTTCAAATTTTGAAGCAACTGTTGATTTTGATTGTGCTTCTACTAATGCTTTTCCTGTCATTTCGAAAAACCCCTTTCAAATATTTATTATTATTTCTTATGATTCATTCCAACCATTGCATTAAATAAAGCTTGTTCCTCAGCATTCATTGTTAAACCAGTATCCATACTCTCATATTTTAAATTAGCCCTTGTAACATTAAAAGGTAATTTGCTTATCCTAGTATTTGCTTCTGTTAATTTTGAAATTTGAGTATTTGCTTGATTTAATTGATTTCTTAAATTTTCAACCTCTTTATTTTGAAGTTTTTTACTTTCTTCTAATTTGGTTTTATTTGCTTGTTCAGTATTTTTTAATTTTGTTTCTAACAATTTAACTTTTTGCTCTAACTGAGCATTTTCTTTAAGTTTATTATTTGCTTCTTCTAATTTAGATTTAGAATTTAAAAGCTCCTTACTTAAAGTTTTGTTTGCCTCTAATAACTTTGTACTTTTAGATTCATTAATTTTTAAGTTTTCTTCCAAAGATTTAATTTTGTCCTTGTATGTTTCATCAAGGTTTTTAATTTTATTTTCATTTATCTTTTTCAATTTTCTAACAATTTCTTGATTGTTTTCATTTAATTTATTATAAGATAAATTACTTTTTTTCTCTGTTTTTCTGCTTTCAATTAATTTTGCTTGTAACAATTTATTAGATTTCTTTAGTTTATCAACTTTTTCTACTAATGATTTATTCTCATTCATAAGATTAGTTGATGATACTTGTAATTCTTTAGATACAAGTTTTTGTTCATTTAGTTTAATCTTTAACTGTTTTTCAACAGGTATTTTAGATTTTCCTTCCTGAACCTTATTAGGTATAATATCTTTATTACCATTATTTATATCTTCACTTTTAGTGTCTGTAATATCTTCATCAGACGTAAGTGTAGTTATCTTATTTTCAATAAGTTTCTTCAATTTTGCTTTTCCAACTGGTATTGCTGATTCAACAACCTTACTTAATTGGTCTAATTGATTTAAACTTATACATTCATTAATTTCTTTTTCTAAGCTTTTATATAATTTAGTATCTCTTTGTCTACCTTCTACTAAAGAAAGTCTAGCTCCTTTATTAGCAGGTGTAACAACTATATCAAATGTAATGAAATCGTATGTATCTGGGTCTATTATTGTTTGACCTTCAGATATGATTTCCTCACCTATACCTCTACTTGAAATACCCATTTGTGCTCCACTGTCTACAAGTGCCTTTAAAGTTCTTCCAGATGGTGTATCAAGAATTAATGCATCACCTTTTACTACACCTTGTTCAGCATCTTTTTCTAATTTGATTATAGATACTGCAGCATTCTTAGCTTCTGTTTCACATCTATCTCCTTCTGGGTGGTCTAGTTCCCCAAATAAAGTTCTAGTTTCTAATGCTTCCATTACATCTTCATTTCCAAAAACTCTTTTATCCCAAAGTTCCTCATTGTATAATCTGTCACCATTTCTAGTTCCAGTGTGGAAGTCTGCAAAGACTCCAGATAATTTTCCAAGAACACCTTTTTGTCCTTCTTCATATACAAGAGAAGAATCTTGAGCTTCAATTATCATTGATTTTCCCATATCATTACCTCTCTATTCTATTCAAATACATGTATGAGAATAAGAAGAAAAACAATCATTTCTTCCTGCCTCATTAATATTTTACTATACTTATTTTAGAACTTGACTAAATTGAAAACTTGTCTTGTACTATTTTATATTAATCTATTCTATACTTTCAAATACAGAATAAGTAATTTCCATAACATGCAATACAACGTCATCAAAATAACACATAATATTTCCTTTTTCGTAATAAGGTGCAACACCATAACTTGTATAACCTTTAAATTCAAATCCTAATTCATCTATTAGCATTTCTTCTGTTACTTCTGATATAAAATATTCATCTATTGAACCTTCAAATTTCTTTTGATTTCTTATTATACCACCAGATAATTCTGCTATTTGATTTGCAACTGTTTTTAAATCATATTTAGTTCTCATTATAACCTCCTTATAGATGTTAATATATTTATGTAAGTTTCCCTCATTAATATTTTACATATTATTTAAGTAAACTAAAAAGAAACCCTATTATTTCTAAATAGAGTTTCTTTTATTTATTATTTTTTATCATCTTTAATTTCCTTATTATCTTTTTCTTTATTTTCAACATTACTTATTTGTATATTAAATTTACCAGATAGAAAGTTTGGTAATATTTCACTAAATACTTTTAATATGGAGTCTCCCATGTAACCTGCAACACCTGTAGCAAAACTTGTCATTTGCCAACTTAGATTGAAACTATTACATAACATATAAGTAAGTAAACCAGCAAATCCCCCTACAACTGCTGATGCAAAAAAGTAGGTCCATGTTTTTTGCTTTACTTTAATAGTTATACTTTTTATTAAACCACCAAAAAATGAAATAGATAAATTGAATATTAAGTCTGACCATTGTATTCCATTGTTCATTACATAAAAACCTCCTAAAATAAATTTCTTTTGCTATTTATCACTTTCATTATAATAAGGTTTCATAAAAAGATTTGCATATAAAGATATACTCAATCCGATTGTTAGTAGACCTATCATTGTTTTACATGAGTTTATAGCTTCATTCTCCTGTACTTCATTTTCTGATACTGCAAGAATTATAAAGAAATCACAAGAATCTCTATTTCCTGATGGTAATCCTTGCCAATATACTGTAAATCTTTCCCTTGTTTCCGTTTTAGTTAATATATATCCGTGATATTCTTCTGATAATAACACTTCTATATTATTATCTTTTAATTCTTTTATTAGTGCCTCACCTGTTATGTGTTTCTGTGTTTTACTAAAACCAGACATTAAATTGCAGTCTTTATCAAATAAATAACAATATACACCTGCCTGTTCATTTATACTTTCAACAGACTTTTTTAATAATTTAATATTATCACTATCTTGTGTATAATTTGGGTTTAAACTTGTTCCTAAATCAACTTGACTAGCAATGATTTGAACTTGACTTTCTTTTATGCTTCTTACTCTCTCATAAGTTTGTTTTTTATTCAAACTGAATATATAAGAAGATATTAGGAGTATAATACCCATTAGAAGTATAGGAAAGAATTTTAAGAATATATTAAGAAACTTTTTCATACATAAATCCTCCTTAATTTATAATATCATCTCTTCATTAATATTTTACTAAACATAAGTTTTAAGTTTGTTATAATAAAACAACATATAGGGAAATAATATCCCTATATGTCTACCCCTATTTTATTTAATTGGTACTCTTTACTTTATAATGATTTACTATTCCTCTTAACCTAATATGAAGAGCTGAAATGTTATTTGTATCTCCATAACAACTTAAATTAACTATTTTATCATTCATAAATATAGCAGTTATATAATTAAAATCTTTATCAATTATTGTGTCAATATAATTTAATTGATTTCCATTCTTCCAGTTCCCATCTGAGATATATCTTTCTTTAATATCTGCCACATTAAAATAATGTGTTTTTAGTCCTAATTTAGTTCCTGTATTTTTCCATGTTCCTTCAATAGTTGCTTCCACTTTATCAAAGTTTTCAATAGATTCTAATAAAGTTGTTCTATAATTTAAAGTTCCTAATGTTAAATCTATAAATCCGTTTGTTAGATTTCTTATTTCTTCATATCCATTTACACCTCCTATAAAGTAAGTAGGTGTTGCTTTGATATAAATATATTTTTCTGGTGCTTCTAAAAAATGAATATCTGCTATATTAACACAATCACCTGTAACTACAATATTTGCTATTCTATAATATCTGTATTTTTCAGGTCTATCAAATATAAATTCTCTATATTTATAATTTTCATAATCATTTATACCAGTATAACTTTTAATAATATTCCAAGTAGTACCATCATTTGAACCCATAATATCAAAATCTCTTGGCATTCTTGATACATTATAGTTACCCTCTGGTCTTGGAGCCATACTAATACCACTTAAAGATTTAATTGCTTTAAAATCAATTTGAACCCAATGTCCTGTAGTTGAACCAACTGCTGAATGCCATGCATTACTAGCAGAAGTAGTACAATTATTATTAAATCCCCACCAGATTTGCCAACTATTATAAGAAGATGAAGCAGATACATTATAAGGATTAGAATTGCTTGTTTGTTTTGGTGAAAACCATTTATTTGTATCTACATATTTTGGAACTGCAAATGTATTTGTTCCATCACCACCAAAATAGTTATATCTTCCATATACTTTCTTGATTGCTTCTGCTAAATCTCTATAATCTTCTTTATTATATTCTGTACCATCACATAACAAGTAATGTTCTGGATTTTGAGGTCCTTCTGTATTTATTAAAGTTCCAACTGGTACATCTTGAATACCCTGTGTTGTATCAATATAATTTACTGGGTCTATTGTTGCTACTCTTCCTATTTCAGTTACTATGATATTAGCATTATCCCTAGTGGTAGAGCCAGATGTAACTAATGTAGGTAAAATTGATATTTCACAATCAGTTTGTGGTGTGTACACATAAGCACAAGTATCACCATTTTCATAACTATTTCTTGTAATTGGATTATACTTACATATCTCTATATTATTAGTTACATCATAGATTCTATAAATATTATCAGTACCATTAGTAGCCATTGTTGGAATTTTAATATCTATCTTATAAGTTCTTCCTTCATTTAATTTAATAGTATCGGAGGTTACTTCTAAATTACCTTCTACTTTGGTAAATGGTATTCTTGTATTTAATGTTAATGTTATAAAATCAAATGAACATAAAATATAATCTAAACCTTCATTGATAGTCTTTTGTGCAATGTTTACTTTTCTTATAAATTCTGGTCTTAAATCTTCTACAAATAGTCCATCGTTTGTTGGTGTGTTTATATCATTTATTACTTCTATTGCATTTTCTGGTTTTCCTGATACTTTTGCAGACATAGGATTACCATCATAGGTAAGATTTCCATTAGTATCTTCATCAAATTTCTTTAATACTTTTGGTTTAAAATAGCTTTTTATTAAACTTTCTGTATATTCTCTAACTTCTTTTAAATTCATAATTTACTTCCTCCTTTCTATTTATCCCACTCTGTTTTAGTATCTGTAACTGCTTTTGTTATCTGTGCTGTTGTTAATATTCCACAATCACAATTTGAATTTGAACTTCCATTTCCTCCAAAGTTTCCACCTTGAACAACAGAAGTTGTTTTTATTCCTTTTATAGATAATAATTTTAATCCTGTCCATGATTTAGTTCCAGTACAATAATATCCTGACCTTATTGCTGTAAATGTTTCATCATCTTTAAATGAGAATATTATATTTGCTGTGTGTATTCCGCTACCAGCAACAACTGTCATATCCATAGTATAGGCATCATTACCTATTGTTGCAGTATATGAAATATCATTAGTTTCTATTGTTTTTATATCTCTATTAGATGTACCTGTTCCTGTGTCTAAACCTATTTTAACTTTTATTTCGTCATAATTAGTTATCTTATCATTTAATTGTATATCTTGATTTAGCATCATAGTTAAATCCACATTTGTTGGAAGATTTACATCTATTTGATTATCTAATAGTTCATCTTCTATTGTAGTACCAATTACATTTATGAAGTAAGTAGGTTCTGCCTTGATACAGTATAATACAGATGTATTTGTAGGTCTGGTTGTATATCGAAAAGGTGATATATTATCTCTATACATACTTCCGAGGATTAAATTGAGATGACCAAGCATTATTTTCATTTGTCATAAAATCTGAGTTACCTGGTCCTGCTGTGTTTCCTGCAGCATCCCTTTTAGTATATAATTTTCCATCTGTATAAGTTAATTGATATGCTAAAGTTGTAGCATCTTGATGTGTTCCTACTGTTGAACCATTACCTTGATTTGCATGTCCATTTACTCCTGTATTTCTTAAAAATTCACCCTTCAAATCTGGTACTCTAAATGTAGTTGAACCATCTCCTCCAAATTTATTAATACTACCAAACTCTGCCTTGAAATATTCTGCAAGATATGGATAATCTGCAATATTGTATTCTGCACCATCGCACTTCAAATAATGTTTAGGAGCATTATTTCCCATTAAATTTATGATAGTTCCAACAGGTGTATCTTGTGTACCATTTGTATTATCAATATATTGTAATGGGTCTATTGCTAAATATTCCATTGCTTCTATTTTGATATAAGAACATCCTGGATATATATTTTGTGTTGTATTTGCTCTATACCTAAAATAAATCTTTGTATCTTTATCATATTTTGCCATTGCAGATACTGTGCTGTCTCCAAAGCTACTAACACCAATATATCCTCTATTTCCTATTCTTTTTCCATTTTCATCTGTAATTGAATAAGAACCTTGACTTGATGACAATATACTATATTCTATATTATATGTTATCCCTGCTTTTAAAGTTACAAATGAACCAGTGGCTGGTGTTATTCCATTTTTAGATAAATCATATCTTGCAGTATCATCGATAGATGTTTGTAAATCCTCATTTCTCATTAGATATAAAAAGTCATAATTACTGTTAGATAAAGAAATTTGATTAGTAACATCTGAATATTCACCGTTACCTTTACCTGTTAAATAAAAATATTCTTGTGTCTTTCCTTCATTTAATTTTGTTGTAGCATTTATTTTATTTATTTTTGGGTTTAAATCTTCTACATATAAACCATCTTCTGATGGATTTGTATTACCAGTTAATTTTTGTAAGGCATTATCTGTCTTTGCAGATTTACCTATAAACAAACCATTATTCACATCAGTTGCTTGTCCTGTTAAATTATCGATTACATTTCCTGATTTCTTTGATAATGGTACATATAATCCGTTTTCTTTTGCATTTGTTTGTCCTGATAAATCTTTTAATATATTATTTACTTTTTGAGATATTTTTGTATTAGTACCACCATAGACATCCCATACACCTTTTATATAAGCATATATTTTATTGTCATTAATACTTGCATATAATACATCTTCTTTTGGTATATTTCCACTATCCCAAGATGTACTTGATGTAGCCTTATAAATCTTACCATCTGTTATATTATAATATTGGTCATCTTGAACAAAAGTTGTGGGTGCATTTGTACTATTAAAACAACCTAATATTACTTCTGTACCAACACCTGTATTATTTATACTTGATATTAACTGTTCTATTTTATCAGATGAATAAGTTGTTTTTGTACTCCTTGCATTATCATTTATCAAGTCTTTAACAAACTGTATTATTCCATTAGCCATAATTAATGTTTACCCTCCTTCTTTATTTTATCAGGAAAGGAATGTCACCTTTCCTGATTATATTTAATTACTTGTGGATTGATTTAAACTATCTAAATAATTTACTTTATAATTTCCACCTTCTATGAATGTTACTTTTAATTCTGTATCTGATATATACTCATAACCTGCCTCAGATTCTTTAAAGTGTCTCCAAGAACCTACTAAATCTGCAACTATCTTTATGTTATCTATAATTGTATTTTTATTCATACCATCTTGTGTAATTATAAATGCAAATTTAACAGTTTTTGCTTTGTAGTTATTCCAATCTAAAACTGGAATTGAATTAAATTGAGATAAGTTATAACCATTATTTGAAAATTCATCTTTATCTTTTATATTTATATCTACCCAATTTCCTGTACTATAAGTTTGCCAAGTCTTACCACTATTCTTAGATACTGCAAATTTAACATTTAGATTAGTTAGATTTGTTGTAGCAGTAACAGATTTAAGTTCTGATACATCAGATATACTTACATCTTTGATTTGTTCTATTATTGCTTTATTTACATTTCCACTTACTGTAATACTTTCATCTGGTTCTTTTGACATTACAAGGAATTTTGAATTATCTTTTAAACCATTGCTATTTATAATAAGTGTATTGCCATAATCTTTATATATATCTTCTGTTAAATCTGCTTCTGTTGTTACATTTGGTATTAATTCCCATTGATTAGTAAATCCTGTTTTTACAGTACCTTCTATTGTATCTTCTCCATTAAACCATTTATAACCATCTGTATCTTTTACTATAATATATTTATTTTCGTCTCTTCCTAATTCTAATTCTACAAAACCATAGGCTGTCCAAGGATTAGTTAGATTTCTATTGCCATCATCCGTAACTGTTGCATAACCCCTTGAAATTTCATTACATAAAGTAGGGTTGATATATGATGTTCCTCCTGAAGCACCTCTGCCATTTCCATAAGCACTTCCACCTGAGTAACCACCACCAGCTCCACCACCGTCATAAGATGAACCTCCGTCCACCCCATCCTCCGTAGTGAATATCTGTTGGGTTTCCTGCAGAGTTACCAGATAATAGACTTTGACCACCTGCTGGTCCATTTCCTCTTGCACCATTACCAGTCAAACCTCCACCACCAGAGCCTCCATTAGCAGAACCACCATTTGTATTAGTACCATCTGTTACAACTGCATCGTCACCATAATAATATGTTCCAAAAGTTGAATCATAACATCCACCTCCACCACCTGCAACAAATAATACATCAACTTTTCTATTTAAAGGTGCAAATGTATATGCTCCAGCAGGGTTATCAAGGAGCACAGCAGATGCTCCTCCTCCACCAGAACCCCAATCTGAACCATTATTACTCCAGCCTCTAATTCCAACTAATATATAAAGTATATCATTTCTTTTAAGTTTTACATCTCCTACTAACTTAGCACCTCTTCCGTGGTTTATTTATACTACCAGCACAATCACCAGTTACTGGATTAATTGTTCCACTACCAGTAGAACCACCAGCAGCCCCTCTTACAGTAAACTTAACTTTACCAGAGTTTGGTACTGTGTATTGTTGCCAACCACAACCTATACCAGTTACTTTTCCAGATAGGTATTTATCGTCTTTATAGGTATTTATTACTGTTGTTGGAAAGTCAGCAGTATTATCTGGTCTTGTATAGTAGTAACTTGATGGTGTTCTTCCAAATCCAGTAAATTCGCCACCAACTGCAC